TCAACCATACAAATATGAAAATGTCCATATCTATAAAATGAATTGGACAGGCAACTTAGCATTAATAAATAAAAGTTAGGAGTAAATATGACAAAAGAAAAATCTGAAATAAAAGTTGGTGATTGGGTTCATGTGTTAATACCTGGGTTTAGGAGTGGGGACAGTAAGAATGATCCAGCTTATCATGTAGAAAAGATTGAAGATGATGATTACCACGTGGTTCAAACCGAAGGTTCATATCAACATAAACTGGTAGTGAAAAGAAAAAAATTAAAAAAACTATAAAGAGGTTACAAAAATGAAACAATTAAGTGAAACTCAATTACAAGAAAATTGGGATAAACTAATACAGGTTATAAAGGATATATTTGAAGATGGAAGCGAACGACGCGAAAAACTTCTAAAAATGTACCATGACCTTGAGGATAGAATGATAGTAGCACCAGCATCGGGAAAAGAAGAATATCATTATTGTCATGTAGGTGGATATGTAGAACACGTTTTGCATGTTGTAGATACAGCATTACAAGTATCGGATACTTATGAATCCATAGGTGGACATAGAGATTGGACAGATGAAGAACTTGTTTTTTCCGCCTTACACCATGACTTAGGTAAAGTTGGTGATTTGAATGATGAATACTATATTCCCCAAGATAATGATTGGAGAAGAAAAACACTTGGTGAGGTTTATACACAAAATACAGAAATAGATAATATGAGAGTTCCAGACAGAGCACTTTTTCTCTTGCAACATTTTGGTGTTAAGTGTAGTGTAAATGAAACTCTTGCAATTAAACTTGCTGATGGGTTATATGATGAATCAAATGAATACTATATGAAAGTGTTTGATGCGAAACGTTCACTTAAAAGTCACTTACCATTAATTCTTCATTGGGCAGACCACATGGCGACAAAGGCAGAATTTGATGAGTGGAAACGTGATGATGCTGATAACAAAGAAGAGATGGAAAGTAAGTTAGAAAATATCAAAAACATTAGTGTTAGTAAAACTGAAACTAAACAAGAACACAAGGATGAAGTTTTAGAAACTAAACATAAGGACTTGTTTGATGAGTTATTTGGAGATAAATCATGATAATAGAAATACTATTAGGGTTACTTGTTCTCGCAGAAGGATATGTAATCTGGAATCTAACAAGAAAAACAGAATTACTTGAAACTTGGGTAGAAAATTTTAGTGATAGAATTGTAAGAGTTCAACAAGAATTAAGTGATATAGATTCTACAGGACATTTCGAATCGGATGATGAGGTAGGTTCTATATTTACATCAATAAAAGAAGTAATTAATGAATTAAACGATAAAACAACAGGAGAGTCCATAAGTGAGTAAGACCAAAGCACCAGTAAAAAGAAAGAAAAAACCTAAAAGTTATTATTTTCATATAGGAACTGAAAAGGCTATTATCCGTTATAATAAAACAGATGATGCCAGATTAAAAAATATAATTTATACTGAACATATTGCTAAAGCATTTGATAAGTTGGCAGAAAATATAATTCATACGTTTAAGTTCTATTATTTTGATGTTTCTTCTATAGAAGTAAAACACGAAGTAGTTTCATTTTTAGTTATGAATATGCATAAGTTTAAAGAGGGTAAAGGAAAGGCCTTTTCCTATTTTAGTATTGTTGCTAAGAATTATTTGATTCTTCATAATAATAAGAATTATAAGAATTATAAGATTCATTCTAAGATGGAAGTTCTTGATTATGGTTCTAATATTAATAAAAAACAAGACGAAGAAGAGTATGCGGATTTCAATAATGCATATGTAACAGAAATGTTAGAGTATTGGGAAAACAATTTAACTAACATTTTTAGACGACAAAAAGATATTTTAGTGGCCGACGCTGTTTTAGAAATGTTTAGACGGAGAGCAAATATAGAAAACTTCAACAAAAAGGCTTTGTATATTTTTATTCGTGAAATGACAGGTTCTAAAACTCAACATATTACAAGAATTGTAAATTTGATGAAGAAATACAATACACGACTTATGGCAGAATTTCATAAATTAGGTTATTTGGACACTGCAAATACAGGATCATTTCTGTAACAAAATGGAACAAGTGTAACATTTTGTAATACCATAGTGATATATAGTGTTACACTTTTAAAAAACTTCTAAAAAAACAAAAACCTCATTTTTTAATGGGAGTTTTTTGTGTCCCTATAACTTCACAAATATAGACACTTAAAAATAAATTAAATTATTTTTCTAAAATAGGGTACTTTGGTACAGTTTTTGTAGTATATAGGTGTAGACAACATCAAAAGGGTGAGGTCATAAACAAAAAAAGGAGAACTGAAATGTTCATAAACTTAATTAAAAAACTAAAGAGTAATAAAGGTAATTCACTTGCTGAATTCGCTGTTGTTACTGCTATGATGGGTGCCTTGGCAACAACTGCCGCTCCTAAATTTGGTGCTGTTGGTGATGGTGCAAAAGCACGTGCAACAATCGCTAACCTTGATAAAATCAAGACAGCGGCTAACAACTTCTACAACGCTAAAGTATCTGAAGAAGGTCGTGGAAGATTTCCAGGACAGATCAAGTATGATGAAAAAGTTGGTGGATTTGATCTACCAGCAAACACACTTACAGATGAAGCTCTGGAAACATATTTAGAAACTATTCTAAATGGTCAAACCGGATATGCATCTACATTAACTGATTATGTGTATGTCTTTTCAACAGCAGTAGGTGATGAAGATGCACTTGCAGGTGATTGGATGAGTTTCGTAGGAACTACACACCAAGTAGATGTTGGATTTGATGAAGATGGTGCAGTTGATTTTAAAAGTAATTTTGGTAATCAAGGTATTTCAAGTCCATTTCAGGATGGTGCTTACATCTATCTTGTAATCCCAGGGTCTGGTAGTGGTTCAGATGCTCAAGCTCCATGTATGATTGTAGCTGATGCTGAGAATCCTTCAGAACTTTTCAAAGTATTAACACCTTAATTTTCACAAGGAGAATGATAATGAGAAATAACAAAGGATTTACCCTTATTGAACTAATAATGGTTACGATTATTTTAGGTATTCTATCTGCCGTTGCTATACCAAGATACATGACAGCAGTTACCAACGCCGAATCTGCTGCAGAAGATGCAGTTATAGGTTCTATACAGGCTGGTTTAGAAATCTTTGCTACAGAACAACTGTTGGATAATGGTCGTAGGTCATGGCCTGATAATCCATTTGATGGTTTGGACACAAAGCCAAGTGGATACACTACAGATATTACGGATGCTGATGTTGATGGTGAGTGGACATTCAATACCACTTCATTACAGATTACACATCAACGTAATGATAATTCACGTGTTGGTTGGCCTTATGCAAAAGGTACACAAACAGGAGATACTGCTGATGTGGGTACTCTTGGTGTAAGAGCCAGTTTATAGGAAAATATTATTATGAATAACTCTGCTGGATTTACTTTAGCGGAATTAGTCGTAACTGTCGTATTGGTGGGGATACTTGCCGCATCAGCTATCCCCACTTTTAACAATGTGATGGTAAAGGCTCAACTCCAAACAAACCTATCTAATATGGAACTTATAAAGAATGCGTTTGTGAGGTATTACTACACAGCTCAAATGAATTTCCCGCCCGTACCAGAAAACGAACTACTTGATTCGGAATACAAAGATTTAGTTTTGCCTGATGGCAGGACACCTGATGATTTTTTTGATGGTAAAGTTGGTTTACCTTATAACAGTAATGGGAATCCATATACTTATTACCAAGAGAACGATACAAGTTCTACTGGATTTATATCACTTCAAATAATAATAAAAGATATGAATACAGATAGCCCATCGTATGAGGAATATGTAATCGGAGGAATTTAATGAACAGAGGGTATACGCTGATTGAAATGGTGGTAGTTATTCTTATAATCGGCATTATGAGTGCGGTAGCAGTACCGAAATACCAAAGAATAATTGAATTGAAAGAATTAGAAGCTGAAAAGGAATTTACTTCTCAGATATGGGAAGAATTAGAATTATATGCTGAAGAGCAATTAGTAGAAACAGGAGTAGAGAGTTGGCCTATTAACCCACTTTCTGTTTTAGGTCGTACAAGAGGAGTCATCGTTACTTTGGATTTGGGAATACCTGATGAAGATAATGAATGGCAATTTGATGGAACAGATTTATTTCATAGGAGAAGGAACAATGAGATTTGGTATTACAATTACAACGCTAGTAATTTCACTTTGTCTGAACTTCCAGTTAGGTTTTAGTCAAACAAGCTTCGGTGATGGTAAAGGAAACGGACAATTTCAAGGAATCCCTTGCGATGATACAGAATATAGAGATAATAATGGTTCACCTGCTTGGAAGAATTATGGTGGATGGTTGAGTGAATGTGATTCATTAGTAGATGCATATGAAGATTCTACATTTGCTATTATTCTTGAAAAACGACATAGTAAAAAATTAGAAGAAGATAGAAAAAGACAAGAAGAAATAGACAACATAGATACTGAATTGGATATGGATGCTATGTGGGAAAATACTATATGGGAAGAGATAGTAGAAATAGGCGAAGAAAGAATATATGAAGTAGAGAACATAACAGCAGTTGCTGGTGTTCGTGGTGCAGAAGCAGAAGATGAAGCCTTAGCACTTTTGTATTATAGACGAAGTATGAAAGGATTATCTAAATTAGATTTACAAAAAGCATTAGGTAAGTTAATGATTAAACGGCAGAAGATGTCTGATGATAGTGATACAAAAAAGATAGATAGTTATATTTTACAATTAAAAAGAAAGTTAAAAAACGCTTGACTTTTATAGTTTTTAGTAAATTCCAGTATAAATTGGAAAGGTATATTTAAAATGTTAATAGATGAAACAAAGTTAGAATGGATTTTGATTGCAACAATAGGTGTAATCTTAGCTTTTACATTTAGCAATTTCGGGAATGAGTCTATACGAAAAGAAGTCATAATTGACGAGAGTGCTTACGAAGATTACCCATTGATGGCTTGGGAAGATACACAAAAGAAATGGGATGGAGAACAGGGTGATGTTGTAAAGATTAAATATAGAGTTTTTAATGACGATACATTTATACAAATTGTTAATGATGAAAATGTTGTAGTCCATACCCAACCATTTCAGAGAAGTCCGTGGGAAGATGGTCGATACAGAGATTTTACATATACTTGGATGTTATACTATACAGAAGATTATGGCAATGATATTCCACCTGGAGAATACGAAATACGAGTTTGTTATAAACATTCGAGAAATGTTGATTTAAGTATTCTAATAATAATTTAATCGCAAAAAAAAGGGGAACAAAATTAAAGTTCCCCTTTTTCATTATCCGATAATAGCTATTTACGGAATAAACCCACCAACACCAACAATGCGACTAACCCAGCGAAACCGGATTCGCCAAAATTATTTATGATTGATGTCAGGTTACCAATAACAGTTACGCCAAAGATTCCACTTCCAAACAATACTTCGCTTACAGCTCCGATTGCTATGAAAGAGGCAAGTAGTTGAGCGATATCATCTACCCAACCTTTGACTAACGCGATGACTTCCTTCATTGTTTTCTCCCGTTTGTTATTCTTATCATTTAACAAAAAAGGGATTTTTAACTTCCGTTTTCTGTTGTCAAGAACTTCTCTCGACACTAATAAATATAATATATACGATATTTTGTTTTGCAATATATATGCACCGATTTTTGAGTTACTTAATATTTATTTATGAGTTATAATATCTATTTTTAATACAATACAAGGAAATCAAAATGAGTCAGGATTACGAATTATTTGAGGGTAAATCACTATCATCATTGTT